GCTTGTGGCTGAATGATTAACACCTTGGGGTCTGGTTGTTCTTGAAACTGTTTGACAAGCCAAGCGGTGTGTGGCGCTAATAACTACCGCAGTGGGGGCAGGGCGATCCTTTCGCAACACTCCAAGTGCCCTGTGACCCCACAATAACGAGAAGGAGCTAAAGTGGATTTATCAGATTACCCAGCAGATAAGCTGGCGGGACTGTATCTCAAAATCCGGGACAAGCGCGATGCCTTGACTCGGGAGTACGAAGAAAAACATAAAGAGCTTCAAGAGCAGCTAGACATCGTAGCTGATGAAATGCTTGAGCTATGTAAAGAGAACGGTGCTGACAGCATCAAAACCCAAGCAGGTACGATAATGCGCAGCGTCGCTACGCGGTATTGGACTAATGACTGGGACTCTATGTATAACTTCATCAAGGAAAACGACGCACTCGGACTCTTTGAGAAGCGCATACACCAAGTCAACATGAAGCAGTTTCTGGAAGAGAATCCAGATTCGTTCCCGCCCAACATGTTGGTCGATAGCAAGTACAAGATAATTGTGCGCCGTAGTAAATCTTAACCCTCTCAGGAGAATATCAATGAGCAATGAAGTATCTATTTTTAAGAGCCGCGACGTAGCGGTCACAGGTAAGAAAGCACCAAGTGCGCTGACCCAGTCGTTGATGAAGGGTGGCCTTAAGCGTATCTCGCCACGTAACGGTATGTTCGTTCGCGTAGTTAACGGTGACGCAGCGGGTAAGTTTAAAGCACCACTGCGTGTGGTCATCGTAGGTGTAGCGCCAGATGTGCAGCGTACGTTCTACGTTAAGGCATACGACCCCAACGCGGAACCCACTGCGCCTGATTGCTGGACTAACGACGGCAGAAAGCCCGATGCTAGTATCAAAGCACCGCAAGGCAAGAACTGTGAAACCTGCCCACAGAATGTTAAGGGCTCAGGCCAAGGTGAAACACGTGCATGTCGCTTCAAGCGTCGCTTGGCAGTCGTCCTGCCAGAAGAGGTAGGCGGCAATAATGAAGGTGACATATATCAACTGGAAGTCGCGTCGAAGTCTATCTTCGGTAAAGGTGTGGGTCAGGTATTCCCATTGAACGCTTACATCGATTACGTTATTGCTAATGGCGAGAACATCGACGGTGTCGTAACCGAGATTGATTTCAATGAGAACAACAATAACCAGTCAGTGCTGTTCCGTGCTGTGGACTTTGTCTCTTCAGATTCTGACCTAGTCGGAGTCGTCAATACCGCAGTGGAATCACCAGACGTGCACAAGGCTATCGTGCTGAACGTCGCTGCTGTTGACAAAGGTGAGGGTAACAATGACGAAGACTTTGAAACAAAAGCTCCCGCTGCTAAGCAGGTGGTCGCCGATGAGGAAGCTGAGCCGGTGGCTGAGCCTACAAAGCGTGCGTCAAAAAAGGCGGAAGTCCCAGCAGCTACGACAAAGAAAAGCCTCGCGGACGTTGTGAGTGCATGGAGCGATGACGAATAATGAGCTACGGATACAGCCAGCATATCGCTGACCTTAACAAACGAGCCGATGCTTCGTCGTTGGGGGTGGCGCTTGGGCGTGCTTGTATCAACACTCATTTTCCTGTGACCGATATAGCGGCAAAGCTAGGTGTAAGCCGCACAACCATTTACAACTGGTTCACAGGAGTTTGCTTACCGCACCCGAAGTACCATGCAGCGATTAATAAGTTGTTGAAGCGATTCAGCTAAGCGCGACCGCACGAAGCGGTCATGTGGGGAGGAGCGATCCTCCCCTTTTTTACCCTAGAAAAAACATGACAGACTTTGACTTGCTCGATACAGTGCTCGCCCCCGATGGGTGGTTCGCTGTTGTTGGCATCAGGGGTAAGTCTGTGCAGCAGGAGTTAGTCCAAACACGAGAAGAGGTAGACGAATTAACGCAACGGTTTTTGGCTGACAAGCGCAATGTGTACTTCGGTTGCGCCAAGTACGAAACCAACGCTAATCGTAAACAGGAGAATGCAAAGTACTTCAAGGCATTCTGGATGGACATCGACTGCGGGCCAGATAAAGGCACCCCTGACCCCGTAACAGGAAAGATAGAAGGATACTTAGACCAAACCACGGGACTCCAAGAACTAAAGCGGTTCTGCGAAACAATTGATTTACCCAGACCTACCCTTGTTAATTCAGGCCGTGGGCTGCACGTGTACTGGGTACTGGACGAAGTTATCTCCCGCGAGCAGTGGGAGCCAGTATCAAACCGCCTTAAGGATTTATGCGCTATCCATAACCTGATAGTGGATAACAACTGCTTTGAACCTGCACGGGTGTTGCGTGTCCCCGGCACTCTGAACTTCAAGGACTCGCCACCATCTGATGTAACCAACATGGTGCTAGGTCGCACCACAAGTCTGGCCGAGATGCGCGAGCTACTCAACGTAGTCGATGCGCCTAAGAAGCTATTCACACCGCGCCCAGCAAAAGAGCGTAGTGCCTTGACTTTATCCCTCATGGGGAACCGAGTCGCTAAGTTCAAGACAATCATGATGAAGTCGGCTAACGGTGAAGGATGCCAGCAGCTAGTTTATTGCTTTCAAAACCAAGAGACCATCAGCTACGACCTGTGGCGCTCGGCCTTATCCATCGCGGCGTTCTGTGAGGAAGGCGCAACTGCTGCCCACAAGATGTCGGATAAGTATCCCGGCTACGACCCAGAGGAAGTTGAGATCAAAGTGCATGACCTCCAGCGCAATGGGGGGCCACACTACTGCGAGACATTCGAGAAAAACAATCCCGGCGGCTGTGACGGGTGTACACACAAAGGCAAGATCACTACACCTATCCTGTTAGGTAAAGAGATAGCCCAAGCTGAGGTGACCCCCGAGGGCACGTACGTCGTGATGGACGACACCGAGGCAGAAGTATCGCCGCGAGTTATTCCTGCCTTTCCGTATCCGTTTTACCGGGGCAAGACGGGGGGCATCTATATTAAGTCTCCGTCAGAAGACGAGGACGACAAGCTGGTTTATGAGCATGACCTGTACGTCGTCAAAACTATGAAAGACCCGGCAGCGGACAACGCTATGTCGGCATTGATTCGAGTGCACCTACCTCACGATGACATGGAGGAATTCTCGGTGCCGTTGGAACAGATGGTTGGCAAAGACTCGCCGCTCAAGAAGCTGTTAGCTAGACGGGGCGTGATGGGGTTTGTGGGGCAGATGGAGAACCTGACGTACTTCGTTCAGGCCAGTGTAAAGGAGCTACAGTATGCAAAGAAAGCAGAGATCATGAGAGCACAATTTGGATGGGCTGACCATGACAGCAAGTTCATCATAGGGGACAGGGAAATTACAGCCGAGGGGGTGTTTTATAGCCCACCTTCCGACCACACCAAACACATAGCGCAGTGGATGAACCCCGTAGGTACATTAGAAAACTGGCAAGAAGTCTTTAACCTATACAACAGACCGGGGCTGGAACCCAACGCGTTCGCTGCATTTACTGCATTTGGCGCTCCGCTCCTGAAGTTCATGGGGTTAAACGGTGCCATCATCAACGTAATCTTCCGTAAGTCCGGCAGCGGCAAGTCCACGACCTTGTACATGTGCAACAGTGTCTGGGGGCACCCTGAGCGACTAGTTTCAATCCCACGAGATACCCTCAACGCCCGTATGCACAGGCTAGGCGTCATGAACAACCTGCCGTTCACGATGGACGAGATTACCAACATGACCGCCGAGGACTTCTCTAATATGTCCTACGCCATGTCTCAGGGCCGGGACAGAGATCGGGTTAAAGCACAGGCTAATGCGCTCAGGGTCAACCTGACTTCATGGCAGAACCTGTCGCTGTGCTCGTCCAACTCTTCGTTCGAGGAAAAGCTGTCGTCCCTGAAGAACACCCCAGATGGAGAGTTGATGCGCTTCATCGAGTACGAGATCGGCTACACCAACGCCATCGGGACAGAAGAAGGCAAGTACATGTTTGACCATCAGCTACGCGAAAACTATGGTCACGCTGGGGATATTTACGCACAGTGGTTAGTCGCCAACCGGGATGAGGCTATGCGCTTGGCACTGTCGGTGCAAGTGAAGATAGACCGGGAGCTACGCCTAACCCAGCGGGAGCGGTTCTGGTCAGCGCAGGTTGCATGTAATCTGGCCGGAGCACTTATTGCTCAGGACTTGGGGTTAATTGACTACGACATGCCCCGCGTCTACAAGTGGGTGTGCAAGCTAATTCGGGAACTACGGGAAACTAGCGTAGCTCCACCAGACACAGCATCCAACGTCATCGGCGATTACATCAACCGGCATATCCGTAACGCGCTGATTGTCAACGGCGAAGCTGACGCTAGGACTAAGCTGACTGCGGCACCTGTCCAAGAGCCGTATGGTCCGTTGCTAATTAGATATGAGCCAGACACCAAGCAGATGTTTATTGTGACTAAACACTTCAAGGATGACTGCGTCAAAACACAAATTAACTATCGGAACCTGTTAAAACAGCTCACGGAAAAGGGCATATATAAAGGC